TGTTGCTTTGAAGATTATGGCAAGTGCAGTTTTGGACTTTGCAAATATGAATCCCTCTACGATTCAGCAGGGTCTCGGCGCATTGACTGGTGTGTTGTTTGTTCTGGCTGGATTTACGCAAATTGTGAAGCCTGCTGGAATGATATCCACTGCCACAGCAATGGTTATTCTCGGTGGTGCTCTGAAGATCATGGCTACAGCTGTGACTGACTTTGGAAATATCCCTTGGGAGATACTAGGTCGAGGCCTAGCTGGAATGGCAGGCGCACTAGTGGCCATTGGTCTTGCAATGCATCTTATGCCTAAAGACATAGTTTCTAAATCCGTAGGTTTGGTTATCGTTGCTGCAGCACTCAAGATCCTAGCTGATGTATTGGGTCAATTGGGTGGTATGTCCGTTGAGGAAATTGGAAAGAGCCTTATTACTTTGGCTGGTTCCTTGCTCCTTATCGCGGTAGCTCTAAATGTTATGAATGGAGCCTTGGCGGGAGCCGCTGCTCTTATCATCGCTTGTGGAGCTCTTCTTATGCTTGCCAATGTCCTAAAGACACTGGGTGGTATGTCTATCGAAGAGATCATTACGGGTCTTGCTACTCTTGCTGCATCACTTGCTCTTCTTGGTGTTGCTGCGCTAGTGCTGACTCCGGTCATCCCGGCACTTATGGGCTTGGGTATTGCTGTTGGTCTCTTGGGTGCGGGTGCGGCTTTGGCGGGTATTGGTATGCTTGCATTTGCAACAGGTCTTACCCTTCTTGCCGCTGCTGGTGGTGCTGCCACTACAGTTCTAATTGCTGCAGTTGCCGGACTATTGGGATTGCTACCATTCGCATTTCAGCAGGTAGGCCTTGCTCTCGTAGCTTTGGCTCAGGTCCTTGGAGATAATGTACAAACATTTGTCGACTTGGGCGTGAAGCTAATTACTGGTCTTCTTGATGGACTGCGAATAGTTCTACCAAATGTGATTTCATTCGTATTAGACATGATATTTATGCTACTCGACTCTATCGCTAACAACATACAGCGATTTGTCGATGCTGGTATGCGTATCATCGTCGGATTCATTGCAGGTATTGCGGGTCAAATAGGAAACGTTATCAATGCTGCAGTAGATCTGATAGTCAACTTCCTCAATGGTATTGCTAATAATATTGGCAGAATCACTGAGGCTGGAGCTAATATTATCATTGCCTTTATTCAGGGCATTGGTAAACAAGCTGGAAGACTGGCTGAAGAGGGCTATAACACGATTATTAACTTCGTGAACTCTCTAGCCAACACCATTCGAAATAACACAGAGCGAATGAATTCGGCAGGTGCAAACCTTGCCAGTGCAATCATTGATGGTATGACATCCGGTATTCGTAACGGTATCGGTAAGGTAGCTGAAGCTGCTAGAAATATCGCATCCAGCGCCCTTGACACTGTTAAGAGTTGGTTGGGTATTAAGTCCCCATCAAGGGAGTTCCGCAAGATTGGTGAATGGTCGTCAGAAGGTATGGCGATTGGTATCACTAAGTATGGAGGCATGGTTGCTAATGCGGCTAAGGGCGTTGCTAAAACGGCACTGGAAAAGATGCAAGAAACCATGTCTCGAATCGGTGATGGTCTCGATGGAAACATGGAACTAGCTCCGGTAATCACTCCGGTCTTGGACCTCACTACCTTCAAGAAAGATGCCACTTCTATGAGTGGTATGATCACACCTCCTGCACTTGAGCTAGAGGGTACGTATTCGAGAGCTTCGGCTGTCGTTGCTGCAGCAAAGGCTTCACAAGCAGAGATGACTCAGGGTGAACGAGATATTGAAGCAGAGCGCTCCAGTCTCACGTTTATTCAGAACAATTATTCACCGAAGGCAATCTCTCCGGTGGAGACCTATCGGAACACTAAGAACCAGATATCTAGAGCGAAGGGAGTGCTGGTTAAGTAATGCTTACGAAAGTAGAAGTCACAAACAATCAGGGCCAAACGCTCGCTATTCCTTTGTATGATCCTTCTGAAGGCATCTTTATCAAAGATATCGAGGGCTTGGATCCGGTAAAAGCAACGCTTGTATCTTCGAGTTTCGCGACGGTGGACGGAGCACAGTATCAGTCTTCCCGTCGCGAAACTCGGGGGATCATCGTCAAGCTGGGTATGGAGTTGGGGTATGGTCTAAGTATCCGTGAAATTCGGACAAGGCTATATTCCTTCTTCATGCCTAAAACAAACGTTCGCTTGCGCTTCTTTGTGGAGGGCGTCGATCCTGTCGATATTATTGGTCATATCGAAACAATGGAGTCGGCGCTCTTCACACAAGACCCAGAAGCGTTTATTTCCTTGACGTGCTTCGATCCGGACTTCTTTGATCCGACTCCGAATGTAATCAATGCTAATACAGTACAGGACACTACAGAATTCGCAGTCGAATATGACGGAACTGTAGAGACCGGGATTCAATTGGCGATGACACTCAACCGAACACAGGTTTCTTTGGATATTTTCCATCGAGCACCTGATGGAGTTGTTCGAAGTCTTGAGTTTGAGGCAAACCTTATTTCCGGTGACCAACTCATCATAAGTACAGTTACTGGTCTTAAGTTCGCTAAACGAATTAGGACAGGTTCTGAAAGTTCTGTATTGTACGGAATCTCTCCGTATTCTAACTGGATTAATCTGTTCCCCGGAACGAACTATCTTAGGGTAGTTTCTGATGGGGCTCCGATTCCCTACACCGTAACCTACACAACTAAGTACGGAGGTCTGTAATGGAGGTGTATATTCTCGACAATCTTCTTCGTCGTACCGCGGTTCTAGACCGCTATGTCTCTCTCATCTGGACAGAGCGATTCGCTGGCTATGGCGATTTTGAATTGGTGGTTCATTCCACTCCCGAGAATCGAAACCTCCTGACTCCCGGAACTAAGTTCGTGGTGAACGAATCGGATCGAGTTCAGACAATTGAGGTCTTCGAGAACAAAAAGGACGCTGATGGAAAGCTTATGCTCAAAGTCACCGGTCGTTCCATTGAACAAACTCTTGAAGATCGAGTAGCGACTGAGGGTATGGCAGGTCTGATGGCAGATACTGACTGGATTCTTACGGGAACTCCGGGCAATATCTGTCGTCAGATCTTCCAAGAAATATGTGTCGATGGATTACTTAGTCCGGGTGACATCATACCTTTCATAGTATCAGGAAACACATACCCGATAGATACGATTTCAGAACCTTCTACGGTCATTCAAGCAGCAATTCCTCTAACCTCGGTTTACGATGCGATTAAGGAACTCTGTGAAGTATATGATCTTGGATTTAGGCTATATCGGAACAGAGATCTAGGAGAGCTTCGATTCAATATCTATGCGGGTAGTGACCGAACAACAAGACAAACCACATATCCTGCGATTGTATTTAGCTCGGATCTAGATAACCTATCCAATGAAACCGAACTGAATTCCATATCGGGCTTTAAAAATGTCGCTTATGTCTTTAGTCAAAATGGATCAGAGATTGTTGATGCTGATGGGTATTCTGCAGAAACTATCGGGTTCAATCGTCGGGTTCTTTATGTGGATGCTCGAGATGTCGACGAACCTGCTGGAGCAACACTAACTTCAATCCTAGTAAATAAGGGTAAAGATGAGTTAGCAAAAGCTCGACCTCTTCAGGCATTTGACGGGGAGGTAAGTCAATTCGGTGCATATAAATATGGAGTTGACTACTTCCTTGGTGATCTTGTGGAGGTTCGTAACTCTGATGGTGTAGCCAGTATGATGCGAGTCACAGAGCAGATATTTGTCTCGGATGCAGAAGGTGAACGTTCATATCCAACCCTATCTCTGAACCTCTTCATTACCCCGGGATCGTGGAGCTCTTGGGATTACGGCAGCCAGTGGTCCGATGAAACTGGAGACTGGGTTGATGCATGACATATTTAAGGAGAAATCATGGCCGTAGGAGATGATGCTCTTGCAGCGGGATTTACCACTGTTCCCGATACTGGAGAAGAGGGTCGAGTCCGTTGGGGAGCTCGTGAAATCAACCGTACCCGTGACTATGTGGCACAAACTAAAGCCCTAATTCCTGTAGGCATTGGTGGTTATCGCTCTGCTTCTAAGATCAGCTATGGCTCTGGTATTCCCGGTCCAACTGATGGAGTTGAGGGCGAAATCTGGCTTCAGGTGTTGTAAATGCCACAGGCAACATTTAGTGGTAACGGTAATTATAAGATTGACGTAGATGCGACAGTAATCTCACAGAACTTGGCGGGTAATTACTCGACTATTTACTGGCGCATCTACGTCATAAAAACAAACACAACTGGTCACGCTGCTTGGGGTAACACAGGCAGCTGGGGAACTGCTGACTCAAACGTTGGTGGAAACCCTGACCTATGGAACAATGGCAATCTGGAATACAACTTCCAGAATGGTCAAATGTCCGGTACCTTTCTCATGGCAGAGGGTACGTTTAACATCACACACAATGCTGATGGTACTCAGGTCTATTATGTTACGGGAAACCTAAACCTAATTAACTTGGGATTCGCTTCGGCAACGACTGGTGTTCGATCACTTCCTCGATTAGCACGAGAGCCTGACGCTCCGACTCCAATAGGTTGGGGCATAATTGATCAAACCTCTATCCAATATTTGTTCTCCGGGAACTATGATGGTGGTTCACCAATTCGTGAGTGGCAAGTTCATTATGGGCTTAATCCTAGCTTTGGTGAATATGCCACAGGTTCAGATGGTTCAACTCGTATTGGTGGCTTGCTTCCGGGTAAAACATATTACTTCTGGTCTCGTGGTCGTAATGACATTGGTTGGGGTGCTTGGTCTCCTCGAACTCAGGCAAATACAAAAGCTGGAGCTCGAATAAAGATCGGTGGCGTTTGGAAACAGGCTGTTCCGTATGTAAAAACGGGTGGTGTGTGGAAAATGGCGCAGCCGCATATCAAAGTAAACGGATCGTGGAAGAAGAGTGAATAATGCCAAAACGCCTAATAAAACCATTAGTAGATAGTTTCTACGATGTGTATATGATGATTGCAGAACCTCGAGTTCGACGAATCATACATTTCTTTATTTATGCTTGTCTTGCTATTGCTGGAACGAGCGTATTCTATAATCCCCCTAGGCAATTGGCTGGTTTCTTGGCTGGTTACTTCTGGATTTGGATGTTTGGAATATTCATCGTCGTCGGAGCAGTACTAGCATTGATAGCGGTTCTTCCCGGAATTTGGTGGCTGGAAAGAGCAGCTTTGATTTCGATAATTACAGGTGTTGGTCTTTATACCATTACTCTGTTGTTCTTTGGAGCTTCATTCTTAATAACATTGACTCCGCTTATAATCATCCTTATCTGCACTCTTAGGCTGCTAGATATCAAGGAGTTTTTGCTAGCGCCAAGAGAGGGGTAAAGTATGGGCACAACTATGGAAGCTCTACTCACCTTTGCGGGGACAGCAGGTGGTAGTGCTTTCTTGGTATTCCTTATACGGGGTATTGGTAAATGGCTGTCTGGGGCAGCTCACCGAGAACAAATAAGGAACACTAGTTTGGCCGTTCGAAGGGCTAAAGCTGAAAAAGAACGAGACGAGGCAGATGATCTTCGTCGAGAAGCTGAAGAACACGTTTCAATCCTCAAACGACAAATTCGAGAACTAGGAGCTGAACCTATACGGTATGGCTCTGATCTTAGGAAAGAGAATAACAATGGGTGAACACGTAGCAATTGTCCCCTCTCAGAACACTGGTCTTGTCCTTTCGGATGGGATGTATAACGTTCTTCGAGCATTGACTGAGAAAGTCTTCCCGGGTCTAGGTGCACTTTACGCAACCATCGCTGCTATCTGGGGATGGAATTATGCTGTAGAGGTCGGTGGTACATTTGCCGCTCTCAGCGTATTTGGAGGTATTCTTCTTACTCTTGCACGACGGGGGTACGTTCCCTCAGTAGTGACAGACGGCAGCTTTGATGGAGCTGTTGTGGAAGATATCGTAGATGGCGAATCCGTAGTTCGAGTAGAGCTCAACAAGCAGGGTGCTTCTAATATTCTTAACAAGGAGCAACTGCTGATTAAGGGTCTTATCTCTAACTAGTACTAAGGTCGCGAAAAATACACGGGTTATAATGACCCTCTTGAAAGGAGAACCATGTTCAACAAGAACAAACCAGAAAACCGCCCCGGCCTTGAAAAGGCTATTGACGACGCACTTCTCGAGCTTGCTAAGACCCAGTCTGGCACCCCCGAGTACGATGCGATTCTCGAAGAGATCGAAAGGCTTTACAAGCTTCGACTTCCCGAACCGGAAGCACAGAAGCCGATTAGCAAAGACGCTCTCCTCGCAGTCGCTGGTAACCTCGCAGGTATCATCCTGATCCTCAACCACGAGAAGCTGCACGTCATTTCCACCAAAGCCCTTGGTTTCGTTGGTAAGTTCCGTTAAACACGCGACCAACAAGTAATCACAGCTGTATGCCGTGTCTAGAAGTTAATTAGACACGGCATACAGTTTTCTGCAGGGGTTATAAAAAATTGTGTCGGCAATCGCAAAATTTACACGCCTCATAATGAAACCACTATGAAAGGAATACCGTGAAACCCAAGCATATTCTGATTGCTGTTGGAGCCACTGCCGGAATTTCTGCTACCGCATATGCTACGGGAGTAGGACTCGGTATCATCACAGAAGTTACCTTCGAGAAACTAGCGAAGCGCAAACGTGAAGATGCTAAGTTCCAAACCAAAGGACCAAAAGTAGAGAAGATCCGTTCACGACGAGAACGCAAAAAGACATATGAAGATTTCGAGAGTATTATCAAGAAGTATTGATTAAGAGGAGGACCCCTAACACGGGTTCTCCTTTTTTGTCTTCGCATAGTTTACACAGGTTATATTGACCACCAACGAAAGGAAAAATGATGGACAAGTTCGATAAGATCGAAGCGCTTTATGCACGACGCTCAGAGCTCAACCTCAATACCTGCACTCTAGAGAATGAGATTGCAAAGTCTTCCTCATCACCAAATATTATTCAGATGATGAAGGACCTTCGCGATATACATTATGAAGAGTTCATGCTTGAGTACGAGATCAAAGCAGTACTTCAGCCAGACATCAAATCAATTTGGAACCGAATAATCAATCGTTAGTTAAAAGTAGGGCCCACATGGGCTCTATTTTTGTGTCGTAAGTTCTACACCGATTATAATGACCCCCTATGAAAGGAAACCCAATGAAAATGAAGATGAAGCAAATGCTCGTTTCCGCTATCGTTGTAGGAGTCTTGAAAGGAGTCGGAACCATAATGGTTAATACCCATAAGGAGCTTTCTGAAATTAAGCGCCGTGAAGGTATTTTCCTAAAGGCTACGACTCTCTACGAGAACCTCGGCGATGAGCCAAGTGACGAGAAGATTAAAGAATATCTTGATGTCATTACCCAATTATAGGATAAAGGCAGGACCCAACATGGGTTCTGTTTTTCTACATGGGTTCTAAAAAATTGCCCGGGTGGGAATTTTGACAAAACAATCGCAGTTTTTACACATCTTATAATGAAACACCCCCACTATCATAAAGGATAATCTAATGAAAATCGTAAACAACAAACCCTCAAAGATTGCTGCTATGAAGAACTTTTGGGACAGGAAGAAAGGTGCAATCGCAATTACCGCTACAGCCACAACTGTCGGCTTGGTAGTAATCATGCGTGCGCAGCAGAAGACTGTCGACAAGTTCCTTCAGGAGCACGATCTTCAGGAAGAGTTCTGGAAATTCATCGGAGCCGACCGAGAAGAAATTGAAGAGTTTCGCAACAACCCCCTATAAAACGCAGGGCCCTTAACACGGGCTCTCGTTTTTCGCATGATTTACACGCCTTATAATGAGAAGAAGTACACCCTCTATTAAGGAGAACATCATGGAAAATGACAAGAAAATTTCTGCCAAGGACATCAAGGCCTACGCAATCATTGGACTCGCCGCATTTGGCGCATACCAGGTTGGTAAGCTGGCAATTGACTGGGTAGGAACAATTGAAGTTAAAGAACTCCAGAAGAAATTCGCCAAAAAAGAACTAAACGACTAATCACTTAAAAGTAGATCCCGTGTGGGATCTACTTTTTCGCATGATTTACACGCCTTATAATGAGAAGAAATTCACCACTTTACACAAGGAGAAATCATGTTCAAGAACCACTCGATCAAGATTAAGCTCGTCAAAGACAACGAGCAGACCCCAATGGAGGAAACAGTGAAGACTAACCCGTTCATTAACGAGGAAACTATAGCACACGCTAAAGACCTTGTTAAGTACGCGGCAGTCGCAACTGTCTCCGTCATGGGTGCTGCCATGGTACTTAAGACGATCAATCAGATCACTGTTATTGCAACCGAAAACGCCTTCGACAAGAAGAACAACTAATCACAAGGTAGGACCCAACACGGGTTCTACTTTTTTGCATTCGCAAGATTTACACGCCTTATAATGAGAAGGAAGCACTGTAACGCGAATGTAGTTACTTAGATGTAACCGGTCTCGAGGAAGTTCGTCGCTCCCCTCGGGCCTTCTCCCTTTTTTGTGTTCGCAAGAATTACACAGATTATAATGAGAGAGATCCATTTGTTTGGATGCTAAGACATCGAATGCAGGTTCAAATCCTGCCTAGCGTGCTACCAGAAAGATATACAGGTAGTTAACGGAGTTGGCTTCGACTGGGCCGCTCACCTCCCTCACTGTAACCTTAGCGGGTTACACTTTTTTTTGTCTCTTGGAAGGAGAAGTACAATGTCGGGTTCTAACCCAGTTCGAACATATGTTCAGTTTGTACTTGGATCGAAACAGAAAGTCAGGCCTAACAAAATGATGCATATTGCGAGTATTGCCGGGAAGGCTCGCGACTTCGCTACAAATAACTCGCCTGCTATTCTCACTGGCGTAGCCATTGCGGGAGTAGTAACGACTGCTGTACTTGCAGTCAGGGCAACCAAACCAGCGCTTATTGATATTCAGCACGCAGAGTCCGAACGAACCGAACCCCTAACCAAGACCGAAGTTGTAAAGCTCTGCTGGAAGCATTATGTACCTGCCGCTGGTGTGGGTGTTGTAACGATCGCTTGCATCATTGGTGCACAGTCTGTCAACACTCGTAGGCATGCTGCACTTGTTAGTGCTTATGCTCTTTCTGAGAAGTCCTTTATAGAACTTCAGGAGAAAGTCGAAGAAACCTTCGGAAAGAATAAGTCCGATAAGGTTCATACGGATATCGCTCAGGATACCGTTGATTCAAACCCTCCAGTTCAAGAGCAGGTAGTGGTTGTGTCCTCTGGAAATGACCATCTGTTCATGGACAAGTTGTCTGGTCGTTATTTCCGTAGCACGGTAGACAAAGTCGACAAGGCCGTAAACAAGATCAACTTCGACTTGAACAATAATGCATACGCATCGTTGAACGAGTTCTATGGTTATCTTGATCTAGACCACACCGAGATGGGTGAAGAACTCGGTTGGCAAGCGGATGACTTGTTGAACGTACGCAAGTCAGTAGTACTCACTAACGATGAACCCTGCATCGTGATCACCTTCTCTATGAACCCGATACGAAACTACTGGAAGTTCGGAGGATAAAACTCCAGCATGACTGAATTGAACCCTAACGAAATCCGTACCGTGTCCCCTACGGGGGGCGAGAAGGGTGTCAAACCGGAGCGTCATTCGCTTATTCCGGTGGAAGCACTCAATGCTATTGCTCGTTTATACGCCAAGGGTGCTGAGAAATATGATGCGCACAACTGGCGTCGTGGATATGACTGGTCGAAGTCATATGACGCATTGCATCGTCACGCGGCAGCTTTCTGGTCCGGGGAGGATATCGACCCAGAAATGGGTGAATCTCATATGGCAGCTGTCGCCTTCCACGCAATGACCCTTTTGGTATTCCAGTTGGAGCAACCCGAATTCGATGACCGGTATATTCCGGAGCGGGTGCAGGAACCTATGCCTGAAGGATCGCTTCCTGCCGACCATCCTGTCTTTCAACCAAGCGAATCGAATATCTATCCAGTGCGACGTAGGAGAGAAGAATTTACCGATCCTGTTGAGGTTGCCGAAATAAACGTCAACGAGGTCAAACTCAAAACTTACCCACTTGATTCGCAAGAATCACACGCCTTATAATGACACCCGTTAAATCCCTTACATAAGGAGAAATCATGTTCGAGAAATTCGCCGATAAGATCAGCCCCGAACGTCGTAGCGACCTTGCCTTGAAGGCAGTCGGATTTGCTGGTATCGCCGTTGGAATGATTTTCAGCAGCGCTATCAGCCGACCCAAGCCTTCAAACGCACCAGTCATTAACGTCGAAACAACTGAACCATCGGAACCCACAACCGAACCTGAAGCCCCCAAGGCTGAAGAGAACTAACAGGAAACCCCCAAGGAGGGCCTACAATCACGTAGGCTCTCCTTTTCTGTCTGTCCCTATATTTAGGAGTAATTGCTATGATGTTTAACCCCATTGCAGTAATCAAGACCTTCGGCCTCGTCAACGTTATACTCACGGCAATTGTTTCGCTGTGTGCTCTTTTCCTGCTCGTTGTCAGCTTCGCCTGTCTCTTCTTCCTGTTTGGGTTCTAAGATGCCTACACGAGAAGCAATTCAGTGTGAGGACTGTGGTGTATACAACGACCCTATCGATACACTCATGTTTCAAGGGGAAGTAGCGGTCTGTTTAGACCAAAAGGATTGCAAGACACGTCAACGTCTTCGCTCTAAAGATATAATTGGTAATAGCATAAGGAGACAAATGGCTCAGGAAGAAACTCTTGACCACGATCGGCACCACAAGAAGGCAAAAGAACTTGTTGCCAAGAACTTTAACGAAACATTCCCGATCGATACACATACTAAGGCTGCCGATGCCTCGATGTTCTATGTCGTCATGTTCGGATATGTCCTAGGGAGCTGGAAGGCTCTCGTAAGTACAGACATCATTTCCGGGCAGTATTGGGAAGTAACATACGATGCAAATAAGAAGCAGTCGTATGTCGACCACTACTTCAAGCAGAGCAATACCTGCTACTCGGATGAAGTCTATGGCTTTATGTCCTGAGTGCCGCGACGGTAAACACCAGAACTGCACCGAATGGGCTCTTCACCCGGTCTCTGATGAAGTAGTCCCTTGCTCTTGTCCTAACCCGCATCATACGAAAGAAGAAAAATGATTAAGAAGACCATTAAGTACCAGGACTTCAATGAAAAGGAGCAGTCGAAGGACTTTTACTTCAACTTCTCCCGTGGCGAACTCGTTATCATCGAAATGGAAGCCGTCGATGCACACACCGAAGGCATGCACGATAAGGTAAATCGTCTTATCAACTCACGCAATGGTAAGGAAATCGTTGCGCTCTTCAAGGAGTTCGTCGATGGTTCCTATGGTGTTCGATCCATTGATGGTTCGACTTTCGACAAGTCTCCGGAACACCTCAAGGAGTTCAAGGCTTCTGGTGCATATGACGAACTGATCTGGGAACTGTCTATGAATGCAGACGCCGGAGCTGAGTTCATCAATGGCATCATGCCCGCCAACCTCCGTGATTCTGTACAGCGTGAGCTCGCAAAGCGAAATGGTGAGGAAGCTCCTAACCACACACCGCAGACAGCTCGTGAGCGTTCTGAGGCACAGATGCAGGGATTCAACAAGAAGCAGGAATCCTCTGTTCAGGTCGTCAAGGATATGTCGGATGTTCCAAACTTTCCGGCAGCTGCTCCTGTTCTGGAAAAGGCTCCTGAAGAAGATCTCAGTGCCCTTTCCAAGGATGACCTGATCGCTCGACTTCAGAGTAATGGCTAAGCCGACAGTTTCTGAGGCTGCTGCTGAAGTTAATGCTGCCAAGAAGGAACTACAAGACTCTGAGCAAAATGTGGCTCGGGTACAGATGGAGTTATGGGAAGCAGAACGTCGATACGATCTTGCTCAACTCCGTCTAGAAGAGGCAAATCGAGTCCTTCTCGAAATAGCTTCTGAATAATATGTGTGGGTGGGGGTCAAATATATGGCCTCCACCCTCGCAAGAAATACACACCTTATAATGAGAACCCTCTCATCGAAAGGAATTATTATGAAAATTAATCCAATCACAGTAACGA